ACGTCGAAAGTTCACACCCGAAGTGCTGTCTACATTGCTCAACGCTATTGCCGACGGTTGCGGCGTATACGATGCGTGCTATATCGCTGGTGTTAGCAATACGACCTATAACCGCTGGATGAAAGAAGAACCTGAATTCGTTCAAGCTATCAAGGTCGCAGAAGCCGAGTATAAGCGCACGAAATTAAAACTTATATCTGAAGCAGGTGAGCAAAAGAATATGTGGTCTGCTAACGCGTGGCTATTAGAGCGCAAGTGGCCTGAACAGTACGGCAAGCGCGATGCTGTTGATGTTACCAGCGGTGGGCAACCCCTGAAGGCATTCATAGGCTTCACACCAGACGAGTGGTCTGCTGATGACGTGGTCGAAGGCGAGGTTGTCAGTGATTAGCGGCGCGCTCGTACCGTGCGGATCGGAGCGGCAGTGAGCGGCGTGTTTGTGTTCGCAACCACAAAAGACGGCCTAATTTGTCGATAAATACTATTATCACGAGTAATATAGGGTCGCTGGCGGCTCAGGACGGTCCACATAATGACCAGTAAAAGACACCAATCGGGCACGTCTAGTCGTTGTGGGTCTAGTTCCACAAAAATCCCATTTTTGACTTTTGATAGCAAAACGATAGCAATCTACGCGCTCATCGATCCGATCCGCAACGTGCCGTTCTATATCGGTCAATCGTGCGACCCGTTCCGCCGCGAAATCGAACATACGATGGGTAACAACTTCGCGCCCGAAGCGAAAGACGAATATATAGCGCGATTGGTCAAGCTCGGTCACTTCCCGTACATGGAAATCATTGAGCGGTGCAGTCCAGCCGATGCACACTGGCGCGAACGGCACTGGATCAACTGGTACAGCATTGTCGGGTGTCCACTCACGAACGGCGAATCGTTGCACTGGCGACGAAAACACTTAAGTGAAGTCGGTTTATTGTATTTACCGACCCGCTTTGACATTAGAAAGCCGAAGGTGCGCCGTGCGAAAGCCGCGTAACACCGTTCAGCACCTGCTCCGCCTCGATGTCGATGAGCCAGCCGAGAAAATCCTTGACGGCTACCTTAAGTCGTTGGGCGAAAAGAGTAAGGCGAATCAGTGGATGGTTGCTGCTCTCATTGCTGCGCTACCTCGTCCAGAACTACGGGTTGCTCCGCCTCGTATAGATCGCACCGTACCAAGAACTGTGATACCCGCGCCAGTAGTGACGCGCTATCAAAGTGATAGCACTCGTGTACACGGACCTGTGGCGTGGTCGGATGAAGAGCCTACGTATGCGCCGATAGAGGATAACGCCTGATGAGCGCGCTACCCCGTACCCGGTCTGTCGAGGGCGTTGACGTTCGCCCGATTGCGCCGTTCGACACCACGAAGGTTCGCTGGCACGGCGCGTTTATGCGTGATAAGACCAAGATTGTACTGTGTACCGGGTCGAAGGGTGGCGGCAAGTCGCGGGTAGCAGCGGAGAAGGCCAACGCCTACTGCCTGAAGTATCCCGGTGCAACGGGTCTGGTCGTGCGCAAGACCCGTGAGACGATGACGAACAGTACGATCCTGTTTATGCAGACGCAGGTCGTCGGCGGTGACCCGCGTGTTCACTGGAACGGCAGTGCGCACCGCTTTGAGTATGCTAACGGCTCGTATCTGGCCTTCGGTGGCATGAAAGATGACCAGCAGCGTGAGGCGGTTCGTTCGATTGGACTGGCGGGTGGTCTGGATTTCATCTGGATGGAAGAAGCCAATGCTTTTGAGCAGGACGATTTTGGTGAGCTCATTGGCTGCCTTCGCGGTCACGCCGCGCCCTGGCAACAACTGGTGCTGACCACCAATCCCGATGGCCCCTCGCACTGGATACGTATTATGTTTGACCTGCCCATTACGCCTCCGGATGATAAGTTTCTTGTCGTGCCGCGTGGTCATGTCTATTTTAGTAGCGCCTATGATAACCCGTTCAATCCAGCCGACTATACCGAGAGCACACTCGGCAATCTGACGGGCGTGCAGTATGAGCGGCTGGTGCTGGGCAAATGGACACAGGCCGAGGGCGTGGTCTATGACAACTTTGACCCACGATTGAACGTGAGCGAGGTCCAGTATAACCCCAACCAGCTTCTGTACTGGCTGGTCGATGACGGCTATGTCGAAGGCGGCGGCGTTGGTACGGCGACGTATCATCCGCGCGTGGTGGCGATTGCCCAGGACAATGAGCGCGGCGGCATGAACGTGCTGGCCGAACGCTTTAAAACGCTGGAAAGCTCCTACGAGGACACCTTTACTGCGGTCAAAGAGATGGCCCAGGCCTTCGGCTATCCCGAAGCGCCCGATCTGTGCTATGTCGATAGCAGCGCGGCGATGCTGCGCGGCGCGCTTGGCTCACACGGCTATTTCCATACGGGCGCGACGCATAACGTGCTGGAAGGTATCCGCAACACGCGTCGCCTGATCTGCGACGGCAAGGGCGCGAGGCTGCTCCAGGTACACCCGCGCTGCAAGGGCATTATCCGCGAGTTCCAGATGTATCAGTATGAGGAAACCGGTAGCTTGCCCGGTGGCGAACGGCGGCCGAAGAAGCAGGACGATCACGGCATGGACGTGGTGCGCTACGGTGCCTGGCACCTTAGAAGCGAGAACTTATGACCATTCGCGCTGGTTTTAACCGCGTGCCACTTCCCACCCCACAGCAGGTGATGCAGGTTACGCCCACCCCGCAGAGTGACGCGAGCGTGAACGCGGCGATTCGCCAGTCGGTTCAGGAATTCCCGCCCGCTATTAACACGGGCGCATTCTTCGCTGAACTGTTCCGGGGTCCGCTGCTGCCGCCCTACGGCACACGAGACCGCGATATGGTCCTGCGGCGTTTATACCTGAACGAATATAACAATCTGGTTCAGGCCGTGGTCAGCAGCCTGATTAAGAAAATTGTGACGGTGCCCTGGCAGCTGGACGGCGATAAAAACGAACTGCTGACCCTTCCCGACGAGATGGGCGATCTGCACACCATTAGCGCGGTGGATCATTACCAGAACGTGCTGCAAAATGCACAGTTCGGCGCGGGCTGGGAAAGTTTTCTGTCGCGCTATCTTGAGGACTTCTTTACACAGGATTTCGGCGGGGTCATGGAACTGACCGGACCCGGCGATCCCATCTACCCGATTACCGGACCCGTGACCGGTATCGCTCAGCTTGATGCGGGCCGCTGCTATATTACCGGTAATCCCTACTACCCGATTATGTATTTTTCGCTCATCAGTGGCTCGCTGCACCGGATGCACGCCCGCCGGGTGGTGCGACTGGTCGATACGCCCAGCCCAGACGAGCGCTATTTTGGCATCGGGCACTGTGCCCTGAGCCGCGTTGTGGCAGTGGCGAACCGTCAGCAGCTCATGAGCAAGTATATTGAGGGGCTGGTGGACGATAAGCCACCGCCCGGTTTTATGCTCACGCAGGGCTTTACCGAAAAGCAGCGCAACAACGCGATTGAAGCCTATAAGCGCGAACAGGGCACCGACGAGCGCCCGGTGTGGGGCAAGACCCTGTGGATTTACAGCCTTGACGCGGACAAACCCATTAAGGCCGAACATTTCCCGTTCAGCCAGGCGCCGGAAAAATTCGACTGGGTCAAGTACACCGAACTGGACGTACACGCGCTGGCCGCTGGCTTCAATATCGATATTCAGGAAATATGGGAGCTAACGGGTAGAGGCGGCGCTGGTGGTAATTCTGGGCAGTCGCAGACCCTGCACCAGAAGTCTGAGGCCAAGATGATTGGCTTCCTCTTGCAGAACATCGAGCGCGCCTTTAATCGCCGCGTACTACCGCCCACGGTTACGTTGCAGTTCCGATACAACGACCCGGTCCAGCAGGAAACCGAGGCCACCGTGGATGGGCAGCTTGCCACGAACGCCGTCGCGCTGGTCACTGCCGGGGTATGGAGCACGCTGGAAAGCCGCACGTACCTGTCAGCGCAGTCAGACCGCTTCAAAGACGCGCAGGACGTGCAGCACGATATGATCACCGCGCCCGATGCGGCGGATAGTGTCGAGCCTGACGACACCGCGACACAGGACGTTACCCCGCCGCCGACCCCACCCGCTCAGCCAGTGTTGCCTTCCGGTCAGCCGCCCAAACCGCAGACCGGCGCGGCTCCTGCCCCGGCAACGGGGATTGCCCCGAAGCCGCCGACGGGCATTCAGCCCAAACTGAGCGCGGGCACGCCCAAACCGCCGACACCGGGACCGCTCAACGCGGCGCACGCCAGTCAGCCGCGTAAGCAGAGACCGGGAAATCAGATGCCCGCCGGGATTAAGGCGATAGGCCTCAAGTACAACGCTTTCCACGACGAACAGGGGCGCTTTACGTCGGGCGGTAGTGGTGGCAGTGGTAACGCCGTGACGTATCGCCCGAAAGGGTCGAGCCAAGTCTATCGGTTGAGCAAATACGATAGCCCCATTGGACCGGAACCAGACAAAGCTAGCAATCCAGAGGTTATGAGTTTTGAAGATTACGCCGCACAACATGGCGTAAATGGTCGATCTGGTGCTGATTCTGACACTTCGTTTATTCGTAGCGCGGGCAATACTTCATCGGCAAATCTTAAACGCGCACAACAATCGTCTTTAACCCAGATAAATGATGCAAGCGCGAAGCGGGAACAACTGCGATCTGAATATAACAATCTCGTGGATGCTGGACATGTACGCCCGCCTACACGGACAGAACAATTAATCTACACGGCTAGCGGTCACGAGGATAACCCGTCTGTACAGTCCGCACGGCGATTGTTAGCCAAACAAGGGCTTGACTGGCATGGTAATCCAGTTACTAAATCCGTTTATAAATCCTTCGCCGTCACGTCCAAAGACTTCGAGCGCGAGTTCCGCATGGCGCTCACCAAAGGCATTGACGGCAAGCTGGACCGCAGCGCGTTCGAGGAACGGTTGCTCGATATGCTCAGCACCGGCGCGGTCAAGGCCTACAGCGACGGGCTGCGCGACGGCGGGGCCGATGGCGCGATTACCGATGACCATCTGGGCGATATTCACGACTTCCTGATCGGTCAGATTGACTATATCGACGGGCTGGGCAAGCAACTCGCTGACGGCACTGTCGCGCCCGAATTGCAGCAAAAGGGCTATAAGAGCGTGGGCGAGAAGGCGCTGCCGGACGTGTTCCGCGTCGTGGCACGTAAGGCGCGGCAGTGGGTGAACAAGAGCCTGCGCCGTGCCTACGAATCAGGCCGATTGTTTGCCGATCCTGATGGAATGTACGCGTTCGATGGTCAGGACGGAAAAGAGAGTTGCCCGACGTGC